TACTGATCTCGCAACACGACGTCCCATCCCGCTCCTGCGGCGCGATTGGGATGCGCGATCCCCATCGACGGGCCGCTACGCGGTCCAACGCGTCGTGGGGGAATTGGTGGAGGGTTACCGCCGCCGGCACGTCCAGCGGTTCTCCTACGATGGCGCGACTGCCGGACGGCGCGCGTATGGCTGGTACGCCGCATCGAGCGACGCCAACGTCGAGTTGATGGGTGCGCTCATCTGGCTGCGCAACCGCAGCCGGGAGCTGGTGCGGAACAACCCGTACGCGGCGCGCGCCCTCGAGGAGTTGGCGGGCAACGTGGTGGGAACCGGCATCGTGCCGAAGGCCAAGACTGGTACGCCGGCCATTGACGCCATCATCGACACGGAGTGGCCGTGGTTCTGTGAGCAGTGCGACGAGCCGCAGCGCATGGACTTCTACGGGATGCAGAGCCTGACCACGCGGACGATGGGCGAGAGCGGCGAAGCGATTGTCCGATTCCGGCCGCGCCTCATCGACGCCGGCCTGCGAGTGCCGCTTCAACTCCAGATGCTCGAAGCGGATTTCCTCGACCAGAGTCGGACCATGGGGCTCGTCAACGGACACGTGATGGAGGGCGTCCAATTCGACGAGGAAGGCCATCGCATCGCTTACTGGCTGTTCAGCTATCACCCTGGCGGCGTGCTGATCCTGAACCCGCGCGGCGGCATCATCAGCCAGCCCGTGCCCGCCAACCAGATCATGCACGTCTACCGCGTCCTCCGTCCCGGCCAAGTGCGCGGCATCCCATGGCTCTCGCCGGTCATGATGGCACTACGCGACCTGGACGATTACTGCGACGCCGAACGTGTCCGCAAGAAGATCGAGGCGTGCGTGGCGGCATTCGTGACGCAGCCGGAGGGCGTCGATGGCGATCCGGTGGGCATCGCAGGAACCGATCCGATGACGACGGTGGGCGTCGAGACGTTCCAGCCAGGCATGGTCGAATATCTGAAGCCGGGCCAGGACATCAAATTCAACAATCCCCCGCCGGCGGGCGGCTATCGCGAGTACAAGATGACCGAGTTGCAGGGCATCATGGCCGGCCTCGGTCTGCCCTATGAGTTGGGCACCGGCGATATGTCGCAGGTGAATTACTCCTCTTGGCGCGGCGGCATGCTGGGCTTCCGGAACACGATTGAGAACTACCGCTGGCTCACGCTGATGCCGCTGTTCTGCATGCCGGTCTGGCGCCGGTTCATCGACACGCTGGTGCTGCAAGGGAAGATCCCGATTGCGGCCACGAAGGACCCGAAGATCAATCTCAAGCAGGTCCAGTGGACCGCGCCGCGCTTCGAGAGCGTTGACCCAGTGAAGGACGCCGAGTCGGTGCTGAAGGACGTCCGCATTGGCCGCAAGACGTGGTTCGAAGCGGTGCTGGAGAACGGTTACGATCCGACGACCCAGCTTCAGCAGATTGCGCTGTTCAACAAGCTGGTGGACAAATACGAAATCATCCTCGACGTGGACCCGCGCAACGTCACGCTGCGCGGCCAGGAGCAGCCGGCCAACACCGAGGAGCGTAAACCCGACAGCAAGCCCAGCGGCGGTGGTTCCGGAAGCCAGGGCCTCGGCATCCACGCGCTGACCGAGGAAGACCTTGCCATGGTGAAGGAACTCGTGGTTGCCGGCATCAACCGCACCAACCAGACCTTCCAGATCACAACCCGGATGTATCGGGGATAGTTCGCCGCAAGCAATCACCAAAGGAGACCAGACGATGCCGCTTACCGAACAGCTACGGGAGCAGGGAGTGCATGCGCCGGTATCGCCGGCAGTGTTGGACCCCCCGCCCCAAACGACCAACAGCGCCACTGTGACCATGACGCTGCAACAGAACGGGACGGTCACCAACATCCAGCCGGTCGCTGTCGCGTTGCCGTCCGGTACGACCGTCGAGATCGTGCCGGAGACCACCGTGGCGGTTGCCGGGCCGGAGGTCGTCACCACGAGCGTCAAGGAGGTGCCCGCCGAACTGTTCGGCGACGCCACGGTGCTGCCTTCCACGGCGAACGCCAAGGACGGCACTATCGATGTCGTCTGGTACAGCGGCGCGATGGTGCCGCGTATCGACCGGAGCAGCGGCGAGCCCTACATGCTCAAGCTCGACATGGCGGGCGCCAGGCTTGACCGGCTGAACAATGGTGCGCCGGTCTTTGATACGCACTTCAGCGGTGACGACTTCAAGTCGCTCATCGCCGGCAAGGTAGGCACGCGCGCCCAGGTGGGCGTGGTGCAACGCGCGTGGGCCAACGGCCCGAAGGGAATGGCCACGCTCAAATTCGACCTCGACGACACCGACAGCGCCGAGTTGTTTCGCAAGGCGTCCACCGGGATCGTGCAGAACCTGAGCTTCGGAACGTTCATTTACAAGCGGGAGAAGACCGACATGCAGACCGAGGGCATGCCGGAGGGGAAGCCGCCGTATCTCAACGACCGGGAGATCGGGATGTTCAAGGCGACCGACTGGGAGCCGTTTGAGATTTCTCCGTGCCCCGTGCCGGCGGATTTCAATACGTGTTTTTTGAACGCGGAACCCAACGGTGAAATCGCAGTCTTCGGTGCGCCCGATCAGGGCGTGATTGATGCAATCCGGGCACTCAGCCCACAAAAGGAGAAACCTGCAATGCCGGAAACAACGCAGGCTACGGGCGCGGATGCCCGTGTCGTAAACGATCAGGCTTTGGCCGCCGCCCGTGAGGATGCGATCAAGGCCGAGCGGTTGCGCGTCAGCGAGATCACTGCGCTGGGCGCCACCGTCCAACCCTATGGCATCGATGGGCCGACCATCGTCAGCAAGTTCATCGCGGATGGTATCTCGGTGGACGACGCCCGCAAGCAGTTGTTCGCGGCGATGGAGCAGCACGGCAAAAAGGACGGGCAGGGCGGGGTCTTCATCCCGAACCCCAATACCGGTGGGACGTTGGGCAACGGGAAGGATGCCCTGGTCAAGCGGCTGGAGTGCATGCAGGCCGCGATCACTCTGCGCGCCGATAGCCGGTTCTTTCTCGCCCGCCATCCGCTGTCCGGTGGCTATCTCGCCGGCTGCGGAGAGCAGCAGCATCGCGAAGCCGAAGAGAAGGGGCGGGAGTACCGCAACTTCAAGCTGATGGACATGGCGAAGGAGTATCTGCAACTCCGCGGCGTGGACTGCCGCGGCTGGGACTCCAATCGCATCGCGGAGACCGCCATGCGCGCCCCGTCCCGCAGCGTGGAATATTTCGAAGGCGGCGCAGAGTCGACCTCGGACTTCCCCGCGATCCTGGCGAACGTCGCCAACAAGACCCTGCGTCAGGGGTACGAAGCGTATCCCCGGACGTTCCAGCCGTTCTGCCGCCAGATGACGGCGGCCGACTTCAAGCCCATCAACCGCGTGATGTTGGCGGATGCGCCCAGCCTGCAGCAGTTGAATGAAAAGGGCGAGTACCACCGCGCGCAGTTGACCGACAACAACGTCAGCTACCAGCTCGCCACCTACGGCGAGATCGTGGCGATCACCCGCAAGGTCATCATCAACGACGACCTGCAGGCGTTCACCCGCGTCCCGGCACTGCTCGGCGTGGCCGCTGCCCGCCTCGAGTCCGACACCGTCTGGAACCTCATCATCAATAACCCGTCCGCGATCTACGCCGGTGACGCCGTGGCCACCGCGCTGTTCGCCGCCGGTCACAGCAACCTGCTGACTGGCGCCAGCACCAACATCAACCCGCAGACCAACCCCGGCACTACCCAGGCGCCGGGCCCGCTGGCGGCGCTCGCCAACGGTCGCCAGAATATGCGCCTCCAGAAGGGGCCGCAGGGTACTCCGCTGAACCTGATTCCGCGGTTCATCGCGGTGCCCACCTCCCTCGAAACTTACGCACTCCAGTTCATCTTCCCGATCAACCTCGCTTCGGCGACTCCGGGTTCGGTGGTGCCGGAGTGGGTGCGCGGCCTCGTTCCGGTCGTCGAGCCGCGTCTCGATGCCGCGAGCGAAATCGCGTGGTATCTGATCGCGGACCCGGCGCAGATCGACACCATCGAGTACTGCTACCTCGAAGGCCAGCAGGGCGTGTACATCGAGACCAAGCAGGGCTTCGAGATCGACGGCGTCGAGATCAAGGCGCGCATGGACTTC